AAGCAGCGGTTTCCCCACCTTGAAATCGCCATCATCGATGAAATCAAGCGGCTGCATACCGAGGCATTGGAAGAACTTGCCGATGGAGACATCCCGGAAGAGGCGCTTGACCGGATTCGCCGGGCCGAAGCCAGAAACCAGCCGCCTGAGATCGCCTGAGCGCCGTGAGATGATACATAGATGGGCAAGCTGCGCATCGGTATTAAGGCGTATCGTCTCGGCATACAAACCTCCTCCAGAGCTCACGGTATCTGAATGGGCGGATCGTTATGGCGTGTTGACCGCTGAATCATCTGCGGAGCCTGGCAGGTGGCGCAGCTATCCGTACCAGCTGGCCATCATGGATGCATTCAGCCATCCGCTGATCGAGCGCGTCACAATGATGAAGAGCGCACGCGTAGGGTTTACCAAGATCATCGGCCACGTCATCGGCTACCACATGCACATGGATCCGTGCTCGATGATGGTTGTTCAGCCAACGATCGATGACGCCGAAGGGTGGAGCAAGGAGGATTTACAGCCAATGTTGACGGCGACTCCTGTTTTGCGGCGCCTGGTTCCTGAAGCGAAATCGAGAACCAGCGTCAATACAATCACGAAAAAAGCATTCCCAGGTGGATTTTTGCACATTGTTGGAGCCAACAGCGCACGTGGTTTCCGCCGCATAACCGTGCGGCTGGTGTTGTTCGATGAGGTGGATGGCTACCCTCCGACAGCAGGACAGGAGGGAGACCAGATCAAACTCGGTACCCGACGCGCAGAGACATTCTGGAACCGAAAGATCGCCATTGGTTCCACCCCGACTGTTGCAGGCATATCACGCATCGAGGAGCATTTCGAGTGTTCCAGCCGTGGCTATTTTGTTCTGACCTGCCCGGATTGCGGCGGCGAGCATGTGCGCGGATTCCGTGCCGACGATGTGCCTGAGCAGCGGATTGAGATCCGCGGCGAGGAAATTCACGTCTCCTACCTGACATGGCCGGATGGCGAACCGCAGAAAGCGGCATGGACCTGCCCTGATTGCGGCGTCCTGATCGGTCACGACCGCCACGACGCAATCATGCGGCGTGGCTACTGGAAGGGCGATCACTGGGAATGGCGGGACGGAAAGTTTGAGTTTCTGGATGGCTTTGATGGCCATATCGGATTCCACATTTGGGCAGGTTATTCCTATTCGCCAAACGCCACGCCTGCGCATATCGCCAAGGAGTACCTGGAGAGCCGCCAGGATGATGACCAACTCAAAACATTCGTCAACACGGTACTTGGCCGCTGCTGGGAAGAACGCGGTGAGACCATCGATGGCCACATGCTTATACAACGGCGTGAAGCATTCAAAGCGCCGTGCCCGTCCGGCGTCACCGTGCTGACGGCCGGGCTCGATGTCCAAAGCGACCGTGTGGAAGCGGAAGTCGTTGGCTGGGGGGAAGGCGAACAGGCGTGGTCGATCGATCACGTTATTCTTCCAGGCGATCCGTCAAGACCTGAGGTATGGGAGGATGTGGCCGATCTGTTGCGCTCTGCCTATCGCCACGAATCCGGAATGGATCTGACGATTTCCGGTGCGTGTATCGATTCTGGATATCTGACCGGGCACGTCTACCGGTTCGTGCGTGAGTTTCGGCAGTCCTGGGTGTGGCCTGTCAAAGGCATGGCCGGAGAGGGCCGGCCCATCGTGCAGCCATACACCAGCCGTTTGCAGATGTTGCGCAAACAGCGCAAGCGCAGCCAGGCTGAGATCGTCGGCGTGGATGAGGCCAAGCAGCTGATGTATCGCAAGCTTGCCACCCCTGGACTGATTCATTTCCCAATGGAACGGGATCTGGAGTATTTTGAGCAGCTGACCGCAGAAAAGCTCGTCATTCGTTACAAGCGCGGCAGACCGGTTCGGGAGTGGCATCAGATACGGCCTCGCAACGAGGTTCTGGACTGTTGGATTTACGCCCTGGCAGCGTTGCGGTTGCTGGATCCTGACTTGCGTAAATTACGCGCGAGACTGTCGCATAACAAGTATGACCAGCCCGAAACGGCCAAAAAACCCGCGCCGGGCCTGCCGAATCATCTCGACCAGGATGGATCCCTGTCGGATTCGCCGTGGATGTATGACTGAGCGGAATTTCGTCCGGGAGATCATCTGCGAACTCGAATCCTCGTTGTCGCGCGCCGCCGTCGATCCCAACCGGTCCGAGCAGATCGTCTCCAGCCTGGAAGAGTTCATCCGCATCCGCTGGGGCGCCCATCGGCCCTATGTGACGCGCCACAAGCACCGCTCGATCGCCAGCCGCAACGAAGCCGTTCTGCGTGAATTCAACGGCCGCAACCACCGGGAAGTCTGCCGGCGTCACGGCATATCGAAACGGACGCTGTACCGGATTTTGAAGGGGGAGTGAGCACAAGAACGCCACATATCACATAAGCATAATTCATACCATCAGTTTTTTATGATCATCTTTTCAGGGAAAACTATTCACAAAAAATCTGATTAAAAACAATGAGTTATAAAAAAGTGTCATATTTGCCCTAGTTATGACACTTTTTTTTCCCATACTGGGGGTGCATGGAAGCAGCGCTCGCCAGACTGACGCTGGATCAGCTCAACCTGCGCCTGACCGAGGCGCTTGATGCCGTTCACGCCCTTCAGACCGGCGTGCGGACCATCGACGTGCGTTTCGGCGAGCGGGTGATCCGTTATCAGGAATCCGACCTCCCCCGCCTCGAGGCGTATATCAGCCAGCTCACCGCCGCCATCGACATCAAGCAAACCGGCCGCCCGTCCAGGCGTCCGATGTATTTCACGGGGGCGTCATGACGGAGGCGGTGCAGATCAGGGAAACGGCCCGGCGTCCCTTCAGGCATGTCTTCAGGCAGGCCGGGGAAAACGGCCACGGTGGATCCCCAAGGATCGACGCCGCCGCCCACAAGGGCGCGGCCACAGACGATCCGATGCTGCGCCACTGGACCCCGGCCACCGGCTCCGCCGACGCAGATCTTCTTCCGGACCTCGACACCCTGGTGGCCAGATCCCGCGATATGGCGCGCAACAACGGCCTGGCCGCCGGCGCGATCCAGACACTCACCGACAATGTGGTCGGCCACGTGCTGCGGCTGTCGGCCAATCCCAACTGGCGTGCGCTTGGGCGCGACAAAGAATGGGCCGACCAATGGCAGTCCACGGTCGAGCCGCTGTTCCAGACCTGGGCCGAAACGCCTCAGTGCGATGCGTCCAGAACCCTGAATTTTCTTGGCCTGACCTTGCTGGCCCTGCGCAGCGCCCTGCTCAACGGCGACGCCCTGGCGCTGCCGGTCTGGCTGGAGCGTCCGGGCGAGGCCTGGCGCACCAAGCTGATGCTGATCGAGGCCGACCGGCTCAGCACGCCCCATGGACGCGAGAACGACACGAATATCCGCGGCGGGGTGGAGATCGACCGGCACGGGGCGCCGGTGGCCTACTGGATCCGCAAGACCCACCCAGGCGATGTCTATCTCGCCTGGCAGGCAAGCATAGACGAATGGGAACGGATACCGGCCTTCACACCCTGGGGCCGGCGCATGGTGATTCACCTGCACGACAAGGAGCGCACCGGACAGAGCCGCGCCAAGCCCATCTTCAGCGCGGTGATGCGCGCATTCCGCCAGGCCAACGCCTACCAGAACGCCGAGCTGGACGCGGCGGTGAACAACGCCCTGATCGCCGGGTTCCTGGAATCGAACCTGGACCCCACCGCGATTCTCGACCTGTTCGGTGGCGCCGGGGGGGGTGGTTTCGATCAATACTGGAACGAACAGGTCGGCGGGACGCCTGTCCGGCTCAAGAGCGGCGCATTCCTGCCGCTGCCCATCGGCGCCAAGGTGGCCTCCTACAACCCGGACCGTCCCAACACCGCTTTCGAAGCGTTCCAGGAGGCGGTACTGCGGCACATCGCAGCCGGCATCCACATTCCCTACGAGCTGCTGGCCAAGGACTTCAGCAAGACCAACTACTCAAGCGCCCGCGCGGCCCTGCTGGAGGCCTGGCGCTATTTCCTGGGGCGCCGCCGCTGGCTGATGGACTACTGGCTCACGCCCATCTACGAATTGTGGCTGGAAGAAGCCGTCAACGCCGGAAAAGTGGACGCGCCGGATTATTACGCCAACCGCCAGTCCTACGCCCGGGCGCGGTGGATCTTCGCCGGCCGCGGCTGGGTGGACCCGGTGAAAGAGGCCCAGGCAGCCCAGATCCGCATCGAAACCGGCCTGTCCACCCTGGAGGCGGAATGCGCCGAGCAGGGGCTGGACTGGGAGGAGGTGCTGCACCAGCAGGCCCGCGAACGGGCGCTGCGGGAGGAACTTGGCATGAGCGGGCCGGACACGGCCTCTGTGATGCAGGTCCAGGCGCCCACAGATCAACCACAGGAGAACCCGACCCCATGAGAATCTGGCAGGCCATCTCGGGACAGATCTGGGCCATGACCCAGGAAGCGCTGGAAAACATGATCCAGATCGCCCACCGGGAAAATCTCGATCCTGAAGCGGTGGCGGCCAAGCTTGGCCGTCCCCTGGACAACACCTACAGCGTCGAGATGCGCGGCAGTGTGGCGGTCCTGCCGGTCACAGGCCC